TTCTTATTCTTATTTATGAAATTCTTGATTGCCTTAGTATCAGTCATTCTCATTGCATACTTTCTAAAAGAATCTGTTCCAACCAATCTCTGATCCGAAGGAACACCAGATTGTTCTGTGTATTCATTGAGATCACGAATCCAAGATTTGAACATTAAGTTATCTTCGGTCACACAGATCAAATGATTTGTTCCTCTACGAATAATCTTACCAATCAATCCAGTGTTTAAGTTTTCTACAAAATCACCGACTTTGAAGATTAGTTCATTAACATAATTTTCTCTAAGACCTTTCCAATCAAGTTTAGGTGCAAACTGCCATGTTTCCATAGCAACCTTTGACTTGATTCCCATCTTCTTGCGGATGGTGTTAAAAAGTTTCATTGCATCTTCATCATCTAAGGCTTTGGGAACTCCCGTTTTGAACGTCTTGAAATCTCCATCAGCAGCTGCTTTTCTAAGTTTAGAGGCAGACATGCCTTCGACACCCTCAGCATCGGGATCGCGTTCCCCTGCTGATACAACGTTAATCTCATCAAAGTCGTAGAGTTCGCCGTTATACTTAGTTGCGAGTTTCTCAAACTCTGCCTGTCTATCAGCACCAACCATGATGTTGATGCTACCGTATCCGTCCTCATCTGCTTGCTTTAATACATCGAATATGCTTTTCATATCCTCATCGTTAATGATCCTTTCGCCATGATCTGGATACATTCTCCTCATGTAAGAAATCTTTTCATCAGGAGAAAGAGGATTCTTTTTAGGATCTTCTGAACGTGATGGATATATCTTGTATGCCCCACCTGCTGCTTGTCTTTTTGCAGCATTTAACAGTTTTTCGTGACCGACCGTAGGAGGATTGAATCTTCCAAATACAACAGTGAGAGTCTCTCCCTCTCTTTCTCCTGAACCCTCAGATTCTCCTTCACCAGAAGGACGACGTGGTTCAGGTCTTTCTTGTGCTGCTGGTTCTGCATCTTTTTGTGGAGCAGCAGCAGCACGTTGTTGTTGAGGTTGTGGTTCTTCTTCTTTCGGTCCTCTCTCTTTACTCAGAAGAAGATCACCTTTATAAGTTCTACCTCTGTATTTTCCCTGACGATCATACCAGTTTCCATGGCCATCCGAAACTAATCCCAGACGCTTTGCTTTCTCAACTGCGCGTGAGATGACTGCTTCTTGAATGAATGCCGAAAACGTTTTCATTTATTAGTATCCTTCCTAAGTATATTTATTAATATATTTTTAGAAAGGGTCCATTAGATGATCCAAATTCTTTCTTTGCTCCATAATAAAGAACTCGACACCACTCTTTCATTTTTTTCTTTTTAGAAATCTCAACCCAAGCATTGGCCCACTCCATAGCAATCAACTTGGAAGAAAATCTACCACCTGAACTTCTATCACTTTCATTTGTTTCATAAATTATAGCATTGTTTAACACATCCTCAAAGGTATCACCAATCTTTTTACCACCCTGATATACAGCAACTTCACCAAAATCAACCATAGGATTATTCTTCAACTTGTTATAAAGATCAATCCAGTATTTTTTATCAACATCGTTCCATCGTCCAACAGCAGGAATGTGTGGATGTTTTGTTGCTGATGATGGTCTTGTCATTCCGAGATCATCAAAGAATTTATCTAATGCAACACTAGAAACTTTACCAAGTTTGGCACCAGCATCTTTTCCTTTGGGTGTTAAATCAGTTTGAATCAGATTTCTTGCTTTGGAATACTGAAAGTTTCTAGACTGTCCATGAATCTTACCACCAGTTTCTGATTGGATGTCAAATCCAAGTTCACCAGTATCAAACAAATAATCTTTCTTTTTTCCAATAGTAAGAGTACACTTTAAAGAACCAGGAACGAGATCAAGTCTAACTCTTGCACTTTTATCACCACCAAGATTAGCAAGTTCAACACTTGCTGTCTTTTTTGTTTTTGAAATAGCTTTGAGAGAAACCCCAATCAATACTTTTTCTTTCAGAGTTTCTTTCATATATGCATTTAAAAGAGACAGTTTTGCCTCTTTACTCATACCCTCAATATTAGTGAGTTCTTTTATTGTTCCTTCTACTGTTTTCTTCAAGGTCTTTTTGACCATCACGATGTCCATTGGATTCCATCTATCTTTTACACTAACTCCACACTCAGATTTAGCGATATCTTCAATGTAAGGCATGATTCCATTGTCTCTGGAATACTCATAACCTTTTGATGATCCAAGAAACTTCTTTAATGCAGTTGCTTGCTTTTCATATGTTGATTTCCATTCTGCGTTATATCCATCATACACTCTTAACATCTCAGTGTCGGATGGAAGTTTTCCTCTCTCTATGTAAGATTCAAAGAAAACTCTGGATCCGTTCTCTTGCTTTGCAGTTTCTATCGCGTTGGTCGCCATAGTTCTTTTTAGAACTATTTAGAATCATCAGCGACCCATTTGCTTAGCATACCACTTCTCAAAGTCCTCTCTACGCTTATCACCTCTTGGTGGCATAGGAGTCTTCTCTCCACGAACAGGAGCATACTTCTTATCCTCTTTTTCACCTTTCTCAGGATTGCGTTGATAACCCTCAGAGAAAGTAAACTGAGCAATAAGAGCACATGCTTCGTGCTCGGTGTGTCCTCTCTCAATCAAAGACTCAATCATTTGATCAAGTTCCAATTCTTCCTTTTTCAAGTTTGCTTTACGATATTGAAGATCGGCACGGGTGCCACGGTCCATCTTGCCCTGAGACTTGGGTTTGGTCTTACCACCTACATCAGGTTGCATACCAGGGTTTGCTGCCTTGACTCTGCGACCATGAGTATATTCAGCACCACTCATCTTGGAGTCACCAGAGACCATCTTACCACCAGGAGAGCGGGAGTCAGCATACTCTTTGTCAGACTGACCGTGTTTACCCTTATAAACTTCCTCTACTTCTTGGGGAGCATAAACATCACCATATGCTTCCATCAATGCCTTTACTTCTTTAAGATTCATTGTCCGCAAAAGTATTCTTCCTATTCTTTATTTAGTAAATACTCTTTTTCTTTTTGATAGATCGAAGAGGGGTTAAGATAAATCTCAACTCCCTCTTGGATTCCAGGAACTAACCATTGATCAACACGATAACAATACTTCCAGTTTACTGGTTGGGCACAGTTCAAAACAACCACAGACCAGAAAGCAGTAACATAGTTGATCAGAGTTTGCATTAGAGATCGCCTTCCACACGATTTTCAGAACGCTCAATACTAAATGCACCCTCAGGATAACGAGCACTCAGTTTATCAAAGTTCATCTGAATTACCTCTTCGATACTAATATCAAGTGCCATACATGCTTGGGCAATATACCACATGATATCTCCAAGTTCGCGCTTCATGTGAAAGATATTATCTTCATTATATGGTTTACCTTGGAAGATAATCTTCTTTACAACCTCAGTAAACTCACCAGCTTCGGCAGTCATTCCAAGAGCAGCAGTCAGAAGTTGAGTGACATTACAATCATTTTCAAGTTCCAGAGTATTCAGGCGAGTTAGAAATGCAGCATAATCCAGAGACGGATCGCTAGTGGTTTCACGAACAAATTCAACGTATTTTTGAGTATCAATCATTAGAATTTCAGTGTAGAGAACTTTTTCTTTAAATCAGTGGTTTCTTTGTAATCATACTCCTCTTCCTTGCCGTTGTCAAGGATATCGTTCTGTGCCGACTGCTCACAATCATAGAGGCGCATCTTAGCACGATCAATACCAACTACAAATCGTTTGTTGATGGTGGGATCATTGTATCGGTTCTTCAACTGCTTCACCATAATCTGTCCCAGTTCTTCCAGTTCCTCAGTTGAAATAAGGGCAAGCATAAGATCAGCAGTAGCAGGGAGACCAAAGGATTCACTAGTGTCAGTAATGTCAACGTCAGAGCTACCATAACCAGAACGAGTGGTCTGGGTGGCAGATACGATAGGTACGTTTGCTTCGACAGCGAGCCCTCTAAGTTCCTCAGCAATCGACTTAACAAGTGTATAGGAATTGATATTGGCAGACCCTTTGTAACGCGAAGAGGCACAAATATTGAGATAGTCCACAAAAATAATATCAGGTCGAAAAGACTTTTTAAGTGCAAGTTCGTTAAGAAGTGACCTAAAATGTCCAGCATGTGCAGATGCCGTAGGGTACTCTTTAATAATTAGGTTGCCTTGTGTCTTTTTAGAAAGATTATTAACCTTCGAATCAAATATTTGTTTTGGTAAATCAACAATATCTTGTATATTTACATTCAGGAGGTTTGCATCAATTCGCTCAGCAATTTTTTCCTCTGCCATTTCACATGTAATGTAGAGTACGTTCCTACCCTGCATGAGCGCGGCACTAGCAACATGGCACATGAATAGACTTTTGCCGACACCTGTACCAGCAAGAGCGATATTGAGAGTTTTATTAGGGAGACCACCTTTGGTGATTTTGTTAAGATATTCCAGATCAAAGGGGATTTTGTCTTCCTTACGGTGGTAGATAGCATAGCGTTCTTCGTAGTCTTCTAGGTAGTTGTGTCCAACATGATTATCAAATGATACTGCCAAAGCATCAGAAAGAATAGATGGAATGGCATCTCTTCCTTTCTTTTCATCTTTTCCATCTGCCAAAGCAATCGATTCCATCAGTGCCAGGTAAATGGCACGATCACGACACCACTTTTCTGTGGTGTCACATAACCAATCAAAATCAGCAGGTTCTTTATCAAGATAAGAAATAATCTTGCTAAGTTCTTTAAAGAGTGATTCGTTTAGATCCTCTCTGTTTTCAACCTCAATCGATACTGCTTCTTTCGTAGGAAGCTCATCATACTTAATAATAAAAGAAGAAATCTCCTCATAAAGAATTTTATGACTAGGATCCTCAAAGTACTCTTTCTTAATAAAAGGAATAACTTTTCTAGAATACTTTTCATCATAGAGGAGATTTTTGAGAACAAGATTCTCAACTTTCTCCATAACTAAACTCCTTTTGTGCTGTTTCGTCCAATGCTTGCATCACCTCTGGCGTGAAATATTTTTGGGGTTCTGCAAGAATTTGTTTGGCATAAAGTTTTTTTCCGTCGATCTCATATCGACCTGCGACATTCTTCCAAAGTCCACCGATCTCACCGAGTTCAAGAAGACCGTAATATCGATCAAGACCACGCTCATCATAATACAAACGTATTTCCACATCTTTATTCTCCTTACTCAGACGCGACTTAGCAGTCTTTGCCTTGATAATGTTTCCAACAACTTCCGTTCCATCCTTTTCCTTTTTCTTGCTAAGATAAATGATACTAGAAGCGGCATATTTAAGGCCACTACCACCTCCCATCTCCTTAGTAGGAACGTAAGCACCGATGACATCGTAGGTATGATTAGTTACAATCATTGGTATGTTAGCTTGACCAAGTTTCAATGTCAACATTCTGAATGCACCTTTAACAAGTTGTGATTTTGTCATGTCACGAACTTGTTTATCATTTAAAGCATCAGTTATTTCTTTTTCAGTTGATAGCATACCCAAAGAATCAAGCACAAACATGCAAGGTTTGCGTTCTTCTACGGGTGCTTTTAAATATATATCAACTGCTTTCAATGCTTTACTGCG